ATTGATGAAAATGGAAAACTTAAAATATTTGATAAAGTCGAGGATATAGTTAAACATTTTGTATGTGTAAGATTAGGATGGTATGAAACAAGAAAAAAATACTTAATTGATAAAACAGAAAAGCATCTAGCCTTAATAAGTAACAAGGCTAGGTTTATCAAAGACATTATCGAATTAAGACTGATAATAAATAATGTACCTAAAGAAAAGATTATTAAATATCTAGAAACCAATGATTATGATACGGTAAATGGATCTTATGATTATCTTTTAACAATGGCAATTCAATCTTTAACAAAAGAAAGGTATCAAAAATTATTAGAAGAAATGAAAGGGTGCAAGATAGCACTCAAAACACTAAAGGCAACGGACCATAAAGATATGTATGTTACCGATTTACTAACACTTAAAAAGGCAATTTAAATTGGAAGAAAATGAAAGACCTTGGGGTAGGTATGATATCCTGTTTGAAAATAACGAATGTAAAGTTAAAAAAATAATGGTTAAACCTGGAGGTATGTTATCTTATCAATACCACACTAAGAGAAGAGAAGCATGGACAATCATTAAAGGTAATCTTACTATTATTTTAGATGGTGATACTTGTTTTAGAGAAGCAGGTCAAACTATAAAAATTCCATTAGGTACCAAACATAGAGCTTGGAACGAAACTGATGAAACTATAGAATTCATTGAAGTTCAAACCGGGACTTATTTTGGTGAAGATGATATCATAAGATTAGATGATAAATATGGTAGAGAAGATTAAAACAAAACACAAAAACATAAGTATAAAAATAAACCAAAAATTATGATTACAACACACGAGAGCAATTTTGATTCTTCGATGATAGAAAAATGTTTCTATGATTTTACTAAGAATACTTTAAAGGTTAAATTTAACGGCGGTCAAATTTACGAATATGAAAATGTAGAAACAAAAGTTTACGAAGATTTTTGTATGGCAGAATCAACCGGTAAATACTTTATTGAAAATATTAGAAACAATTACGAATACACACAATTAATTACAGAATAATATGAGACAGAATTTAATGTACGACGCACTTAAGGCTCAGTTTGAAGCACAAAGACAAAAAGCAATAGCAACTCTTTCAGTTTACTTTACAAACTCGGTAGGTATTGGAGAGCATCCACAAATGATTGATGAGATGGTAGAGCAAACAAAATTATTAGCCGAAGCTAATGATTGTTTAGAAACATTAGTTGATACCTTTGAAGTAGCAGAAGATGAATAAAATAATCTTGGTAGGTAAGGCTGCCGCTGGAAAAGATCATATGAGAAAGATCCTACAAGGTAGAGGTTTTAAGTATGGAGTTTCCTATACAACAAGGCCGCGTAGAGACGGAGAAGTTGACGGAGAAGATTATTATTTCATGGAAGAATCTGAATTTACTGAAGGTATTGAAAATGGAATTTGGTATGAGTATGTAGAATTCAATGGTTGGTTTTATGGTACTACTAAAAAACAATTTCTTGAACAATGTAATTTGTTTATTATGACGCCTAAAGGTGTATCACATATTCAATCCGTTGATAGAAAAAGTTGTACCATAATGTATTTAGATATTCCTACTACAACAAGAGCAGCTAGGCTATCTCAAAGAGGAGATAAGAATGATACAATAGAACGAAGAATGTATAGCGATAGTCAAGATTTTAAAGATTTTAAAGATTATGATATTAAAATTGACAATCCAAACTTTTAACAAAAAATAAGTATAATAATAAAACATGAATAAGTTCATAATTATAGAAGGTCCTGATAATACAGGTAAAGATACACAAATAAAACAAATCATTAAAAACTTTTCTAACGAATGTTTTCATATGTTTCATTATTTTAATCTCCCCTTTAAAGAAGATAAGAAAAAACATAAAGAGTATTCAATTAAGATGTATGATGAAATGTTTAACATTATGAAGTCTGCACCTAATGGTATTAATTATATCTTTAACCGGTCTCATCTAGGTGAGTCTGTATATAGTCCACTATACCGTGGATATCTCGGTGATTACATTTTTGATATTGAAAAAAAGTATACCGAATTTTTAAGACAAGATTTATATCTCATAACACTTGTAACCGATCCTTCATTAATAATGAAAAGAGATGATGGCAAATCTTTTTACAAAAATGAAGAAGAAGTAAAAGGTGAGATTGATGGTTTTGTTCGTGCTCATAGAAAAAGTACAATTAAAAATAAATTGTTATTAGATATCGGTAAGATGGGTATCGAAGAAGTATCTAATGTAATTAAGCAATTTATTATGGAAGCTAATCAACCGATACTCCCAGAAGATCAATTAAAATTATTTAAATAAAATGGCATACGAAGATCTATACTATGAAATTTATGAAGAGATGAATAAGCTTAATGTTAAGTCAAAGTTCGATGAAGAGTTAAAAAGAGTAGGTGATGAGCCGAAATGGAAACATAAAGAAGTTAGAGATAGGTGGGAAGAAGCTAGACAAAGAACCTTAAAAAAATATAAAAATAATGAGAACATATAACGGAGAAACTTTCGCTGAGGTTTATGAAAGAGTACTTAAGGATGTATATAAAAACCCAGAATTTGAATCATCACCAAGAGGTATGAAAATCAAAGAAGTAACAAATGCAGCATTAGTAATTAATGATCCTACATATCCACTTTATATAAATAAGAGAAGGAGTAGTCAACTTAAATACATTGGCGCTGAGCTCTTATGGTATTTCTCTGGTAGAAATGATGTTGATTTTATTGAAAAGTTTGCAAAGTTTTGGAGAAATATTGAAAACGGAGATGGTACTGTAAATTCAGCATACGGTAATTTATTGTTCACTGAAAAGAATGAACATGGTTATACACAATGGGAATGGGCTTTTAATTCTTTAATCAATGATAAAGATACAAGGCAAGCTCTAATGCATTTTAATATGCCTAAGCATCAGATTGCTACAAATAAAGATTTTGTTTGTACTTTAACTGGGCTGTTTCAAATAAGAGATAATAAATTAAACTTTACGGTGGATATGAGATCGAATGATCTTATCTTAGGTACACCTACTGACATTGCATTCTTCTGTTTATTACAACAACAGATGTTAAACTTATTAAAAGAAAAACATTATCCTGATTTAGAGCTAGGATCATATACTCATATTGTACATTCAATACATTTATATGAAAGACATTTTGATTTGGTAAAAGAAATGCTAACTGAAAAGTTTTTTGAAAACGGTTTCCCAATTGTTAATGAAAACCTAATTGATAAATCTAGCAAGACTCACCCAGCTATAAATTATTTATGTAAAGAAATTGATAACGGAACAAAAAAGCTTAGGCATGATTTTCATAACGATAGATTAATTGACTGGATCATTGAAGCTGTAAACGGTACTTTTGATGACCTAATATATAATAAGGAAAATAACACTATTGTATGCAATTAAAGAATTTTGGTCAATTTATTAATGAAGGTTTTGAATCCTTAAATAAAAAAGTACAATTTCTTAGACTAACTCCAGTTAAATCTTACACTGATAATAAAGCTCTTGTAAAACTTACAGAAGATGCTAACGAAAGATTTTATGAAGAGCACATTCTAAAGAAGGATGGTAAATATACCGACTTTGATAAATTAAAGGAAACTTTAAAACCTGATAGACCTATTCTTTATTATGGAGCTAAAAGCGGAGAATCATCAAAGTTTATTAATGAATACATTAAAGAACACAACAATGTTGTTTACAATAAACCCGACGAACAACAAAAATCTGGAGATAAGGTAAAATTTCATAAAGCTTTAGATGGTACAGATTTAACTCCAAAGACAGTATTTAATATTAAAGAAGCAGAAAAACTTAAATTTCCTATAATAGCAAAACCAGCAGAAGGTATGAGCGGTATAGGTATTGAAAAGTTTGAAACTATTGATGATCTTAAAAAGTCAAAAGGTAAATTTGATCTCTTTAGTGAATTTGTAAATTTTGATAGAGAGTATCGAGGTTTATTTGTTAAAGATAAACTTGCTGTTGTTTATGAAAGAGTACCTATCATTAAAGATGATAAGAGTATAGAGACAAAAGGTAGAGATGAAAAACTTTCATTTGTTTATATTGAACAAAAAGATAAGTTACCTTTTACTAAAGAGCTTATGGAAATGGCAAAAACTTTTAACGACAAAGTTAAATTGGATGTATACTCTTTAGATTTCTTTTCAACAAAGAATGAAGGCTTATCGTTAATAGAAGCAAATGCAAGTAGTGGTTTAGGATCCAATTCTCTCGTATCAGTATATGAAGCCATTCATGAAGATTTTTACGATAAGAAAATAGCAAAGGAAGATAGGGAATTTATTGATAAAATAAAAGAGTCCTATAATAGTCACATTAAAACCGATTATCCAAAAGAGTATAAGAAATCTCTTCTACCTAAATAATTTTGAATTTTTTCTTTCAGAAGCATTCAAAACTTATTATTATTTAACTGAAATTAAATTATGGAAAACAACCCGCAAAAACTCAAAGATTTTTATGTGACATCGGACACATGGTTTGGCAGAGAACATGTTTTACAGATCTCTAAACAACGACACGAATTTACCGATATTGCTGAAATGAATAGCCACATAATCAAATCTTGGAATAAAACGGTTAAGAAAAACGATGTAGTTTTTCACCTAGGAAATTTCGCATGGGATCCACATACAGCGGAATCAATATTAGCAAGTCTTAAAGGTAAAATATTTTTTATCTTAGGCCCTGACGATGATGCTTTAATGGATGTATATGAAAAGTTTCCTAATGTTACCATAATTGAAGATCAAATATTAACACTACCGATGCATGATGTTGTTATGAGCCATTACCCTCTACGTGATTGGGGCGGTAAAGAATCAGGAACATTACATATTCATGGTCATTCATTATTTAATAACCTTACCGATTTGAAAGCAGAAAGACGAGTGAACATCTGTACAGATCATTGGGGTTTCAAACCAATCAAAATTTCAACATTAAAAGATTTTATCAATGAAGAACTCTAAAAGAACGTACAAAGAATTAGCATTAGAATTTAAAAACACTAAAAACGAAAAGGTGTTTAAAGAACTATATGAGAAAATGAGACCGGGTATTCGTAATTATGTTTACGGTATCTTAAAGGACTGGGATGCAACTGATGATGTTGTTTCTAATACTTTAACAAAGGTTTATTTTAAAATAGATCAATTTAATCCTGATTACCAAATTACAACGTGGGCATACCGAATTGCATACAATGAATGCATGGGAGTCATAATGACAAGAAATAAAAAGGTAAGCTTAAATGTCTTTGCTGATAAAGGAGTAGAAGCTAGTGGATCTGGGTTTGTATTTCAAAGTTCTAATCCTTTATTTGATGGTGAAGAACAAGTAACTGAGCATGATCACTGGGAAGAGGAACATGAAATCGAAGAAAGAGATCGTTTGGTAAAAGAAGCAATAACGAATCTACCTCCTATGTACAAAAAATATATGGTGGAAAGATTCCTAAATAATAAATCATATAACGATATCCTGGATATGATGGGGCAAGAAGAAAAGGATGTTAGTTTACAAACTGTTAAGAATAGAATCTTCCGAGGGAGAAAAATTGTTAAGAAACAGCTTGAAACACTTCCATTATTTTCCGTTGGATCCGATACATAATATCAAGGAAATAGTTAACCAAAACAAATACTATGTTTAAATATTTTAGAGAACTATTTTTAGAAATAAAAATTTGGCGCAAAATAAGAAAAATTGCCAGGGCATCAACCGAAGCTTTAGAAAAAGATAATTTTAGAGTTGATTGGATTGGTAGAATTTATACTGTCATAAACTTACCAGAAGAAATGATGGAGAGAACTGATTTGCATGAAGGTTATGTTTTAATGCAATTGAAGGACTATGACAAAACCTTATTTGAATTAGGTATAAGTGATTATCTTTTTCCTGAGATTGAACAAGTTGCACCAGGTGCTTATCTTTTAATATTAACAGGCCCTAAAGACTATTTAGGCTGGCGTAAATTCTTTTGGAATTTGCTTAAGTTGGCAGGATTGGTTATTATTTTAAAAATTCTATTTTCCTTGACTGTAAGTTACAGTGAAAATATAAAAACAGCATGGAACAGTCTGATAGACCTGATCTGGTAAAAAAGACAACTGACCTAAGTAAAAACATTCAACAACTTTCTAAAGAATTAGAAGAATTACAAAACGAATGTTCACATCCAGAGTCAGTGATTAAACAACAAGAAGGTGGGAGAGTATTGAAATATTGCAAAGATTGTGGTAAAGAGATAGGATACCCAACACAACAAGAATTAGAAAACTATTTATATGGCAACAAAGGAAGCACTAGGGAAAACGGAACAAATTAACGGCAGAAGATATTACAACGTTGAAGAAGGTACACAATACCCTTCGGTTACAACTATCCTAGGAGCATTTGCAGATCAGAGCGGTTTGGACAAATGGAGAAAGAGAGTAGGTGAAGCTGAAGCAAATCGTATTTCAAAATTCTCAGCAAACCGTGGAACCGTAATGCACCAGCTTTGTGAGTATTATATCTTATCAGAAAAACCAACACCTAAGGAAAAAAGAGAAGAAGCATTAGAAAAAATAGTTTCTTTTGTTGAAGAAGAAAGTTTTACCGAAGATGAAACTAGAGTAGGTAAAAGTTTATTTTTAAATTTCTATAACTGTGGACTATTTGATAGAATACACAGTGTTATTTCAGTCGAAGAAATGCTATACTCTCACCAGATGGGAGGCTATGCAGGTAGGGTGGATAATATTTACGGAGATGCTGAAGGGCGACCAGTCATTCTAGATTTTAAAAGTGCAAACAAACCTAAAAAACGTGATTGGATTGATAATTACTATGAACAAATCTCTGCATACTATTTAGCCTATTGGGAAATGCATGGCGTAAAACCTAAAGGTGGAGAAATCTGGATAAGTAATGAATATGATGGAGTACCACAAATATTTGAGGTGACTGTAAATGATATTAAGAATTACGGTAAACTATTTCTAAGCAAGGTTAAAAGGTTCCACCAAGAATTCTGCGACATACCTCCTTTTTAACCTAATATATAAAATAAACCAGGAAATGAAATATTTTAAAAGTTTCATGCAATTTTTAACTGAAGGTGAAACCAAAGTAGTTAAAGTTGCAGGTAAAGAGCATGAATCTCCTAGCGATAAAAAGTTAGAAAAGGAAGTGGAAAAGTATATGGATAAGGTTGATGAAGACTGTCCAAGATGCGGCGAAGCTCCTGAAGATTGTAAATGCGAAGGTGACGATCAGTGGAGCACTCATACAATACATAGAGTACCACCTGAAGAAAGACAAAAAAACGAACCTAATCAAAAATTTAAAAATGAAGATTGATAAATTATTTAAAACCAATGCTGTGTATGTAGTCTACGGATTCTTTTTCTTAAGTGCATTATCACAGTGTAATTCATGTTCTCATAATAATGAAAACAAAAAACTTAGAAAAGAACTTAAAAAAGAAATCATTACACTACAGGCTGAAGTGGATACTTTAACCGCAACGGTTATTAGCACAGAAGAAATGATTAAACTAATTAAAGAAGTTCCTGCGTGGAAAACTTTAAGAATAGAAGAAATATCTGATAAGGAAAGAATTTCTATTAATGCCTTAGAAGAAAAAGAAAATTAAAATTTAGACATGGCCAATAGACCTATTATACCTGGTGTACCTACTCCTAAGAAGGGGGATCCAAGTTGCGCAATCTCAGTATGCTTAGCAATATTTGCTCAGGTGGAATGTATAGTTATTATTATGCAAGGTACTACTGCCTGTGTTGAAATACAATTCTTTGACAAAAACGGTAAACCTTTAAACTTAGATTTATATGATGAGTTTAGAATTTTACTTTTTGATGAATTGGAATGCGCAATCGCAAACTTTTATTACCCTGAAGTTCCAACCGGGTGTAAAGGATTCTTAGTAGAAGTATTACAATATACCGATACATCAGGACATATACATAATGAAGGATTAGTTAAAATATGTTTACCTAAAGAATGTACTTCATTGATGAGCCCGGGTGCAATATTTGCTGAGATGCTATTAACATACAGAGATACTGCTGGAAATGAAGAAGTCCAAGGGATATCTTGTTTAAAGGTAGCCGAAGTAATTCCATCAAGAATAAATGATCTTGATTGTACTTCAGGTATTTGCGGATAACTTAAATTAAAATTATGAAAAATAAAATTGTACATACCGGCATCATTGCCATATTCTGTAGCCTCTACTTTTTAGTTGCTACAATTTCTATGATAAATTCTGTAGCATTTTTTAACTTAAGCCATGAAGGTTTTATGTCTTGGTCATTAGCTATAGGTTTTGAATTAGGAGCAGCTGCTTCATTAGGAGCAATAATTATATTAGAAAAAACTAACCGAGCAATGGTTTGGGGTTTATTTTTACTCTTAACAAGTTTTCAAATGATGGCTAATTCGTTTCATGCCTATATTAACTTAGAAGAGTATATGGGTTGGATAGAATTATTTGGCTTACAAGAAGAAGAGCCTTTATTTCAAAAGAGAGTCTTATCCATAATAAGTGGAGCAGTTTTACCATTAGTTGCATTAGGCTTTATTAAATCATTGGTTGATTATATCAGACCTGAAAAAAAGAAAGATATGAATAAAGAAGAATTAAATGATAGTGATGAAGACTGGGATGAGGATGATGATAACTGGGATGAGGATCAAATAGTCAAAGATCTTGATGATGGTGATGTAGAATTGGATGAACAGATCGATTTAGCTGTAAAAATGATTCATGAATCAGATGATGAAATAGAAAAACCTACAGTAGGAAATGTAACAGTTGATCCTAAACAAGTTAAATCAAAAGACACTACAAGAATAGCTCAAAGAAATTCCGATGATAAGAATGTAGACTCATCTGCAATTAAACCAAGATATTAAAATGAACCCTTATTTAACATTTTTAAAACTATTTAAAAGCAAGTATAATCTCTTTAAGGAATTAAAGAAAAGGGATATAAATAATAAAATCATTGCTAAAAAGCCTATGAAAGAATCTAATTATTTATGGTTATTTGATCCAGGACATGGTGGGATAATCGACGGTGAATACCAAACAGCAGGAAAACGTAGTCCTAAATGGGAAGACGGTACTCAACTTTTTGAAGGTGAGTTTAATAGAGCAGTTGTTAAAAGATTAATAAAACTCTGTGAAGAGAAAGGGATATCATGTATTAACTTAGTTGATACCGAAGAAGATATCTCATTACGAAAGCGAACAGATAAAGCTAACGACATCTGGAGAAAAGAATATGATAAAGGCGGTAAACCTTGTATTTATGTTTCTGTCCATGCTAATGGTTTTAATAAAGAATCTGCTAATGGATGGTCAGTATATACATCGGTAGGAGAAACTAAATCAGATAAAGTTGCACAAGTCCTTGCTGAAAAGGCAGAAGCAGAATTTCCCGATCACAAAATGAGAAGAGACACTCGTGATGGGGATGCAGATAAAGAATCTAATTTTTGGGTACTTCGAAAAACGGTCATGCCGGCAATTCTAAGCGAAAATTTCTTTATGACAAATAAGAGAGAATCAAAACTTATTTTAAGTGAAGAAGGTAGAGATAGAGTTGCCAAAATACATTTCCAAATGATAGAAGAAGTTGAATCCAAAAAATTAGTTTAATTATGAGTAAGCCTGCAAACAAACATGACGCACCTATATTCCGTGAAAAGAGAAAGGTAAAGAATCCTATTAAATTTAAAATTTCCTTAAACGAGGAACAAAAGAAAGCTAAAGAAGTTATTTTAGCTAACACTGTCACTATGTTGGCAGGTAAAGCAGGTAGTGGTAAAACATTAGTTGCATGCCAAGTAGCATTAGACGGTTTATTTCGTAGACACTACGAAAAGATAATAATTACAAGACCTACGGTTTCAAAAGAAGAAATAGGTTTCTTACCTGGAGATTTACACCAAAAGATGGATCCTTGGGTACAACCAATTTATCAAAACATGTATATGCTATATGGTAAAGATAAAATTGATCCATTCATAGAATCAGGTCAAATAGAAATTGTTCCAGTAGCATTTATGAGAGGGCGAACATTTGTCGATAGTTGTATTATTGTTGATGAAGCTCAGAATGTAACTCATAATCAAATGGAGATGATTGCTACGAGAGTAGGTATAAGATCTAAGATGATTATATGTGGAGATGATGGTCAAGTTGATTTAAAAAGTAAGAGAGAAACTGGTTTTAAGTTTTTGTATACGGCTGCCAATAAAGTTAAAAATATGGCAGCAGTCACACTTTACAATAATCATAGAGATCCGATTGTTGATGATTTAATTGAAATTTACGAACAAAAATTTAGTAGAGCTAAGAAGTAAATTTCCATGACATGATGTCAGGTTAAAAAATATTTCCATGTCATATCTTCAGTTAACCAAAGAATATCCAGACAATGTGTCAAAATTACAGTTTTGGTACAATTTTTGATATATTATATAGTAACAGAGAGTTTTTCTGAAACTTTCTTAAAATAAAATGTATAATTAAAAAAATTAAAAACAACATGAGAAACAACAGATTTTTTAATGGGTTTTATCCAGTAGTAGGAACTGGGAACCTAGACAAAGTATTTGATACTTTTAACAAACTTACAAATGATACTGCCTTTGATGGAGTAGAAAACTTTTTAAACAACACAGCGGGATATCACGTAGAATCTAATGATGAAGGTTATACCGTAGAAATTCCAGTACCAGGTTTATCTAAAGATGATGTTACAGTAACGACAAATGAAAATCATTTATTGGTTAAGAACGTAGTTGGTGAAAATGCAACTGGAAAATGGCTTAACAAAAATGAAAGAACTTTTACAATGCCAGAAGGTATTAATGCTAAAAACATTAAGGCTAAAGTAGAAAATGGTTTATTGACTATTTCTTTACCTTTTGCTAAAAAAGTTAAAACAAATATCGTAGTAGAGTAAACAAATACAAAACACGATTGTATAATAATAAATAAAAACAAAAATTAAATCTTTCTATCATGACAGAAAACACAAACACAACTCCAAATGCTGGTACAATGGATCAGCAACAAGCACTTAACGTATTAGTTCAAGCTGCTAGAATCGCGCAATCAAAAGGGGCTTATACCTTGGAAGATGCTGAATTAGTTGCTAAAGCAATTAAAGTTTTTATTCCTACACAGGATCCAAACGCAGTAATTAACCAAGATGCTGAACCAACTGCTGAAGTTGAAGATGCACCTAAGGCTGAGGTTGCAGGATAGGTCGTATTAATATATAATATGGAAAGAGCCGGTATCTCGAGTACCGGCTCTTGTAGTATATTAACATCATATGAAAGTAGCAGTAATAATTCCTACAAGAGGCGATAGACCTCAATTTATTAAACAATGTAAAAACCTATTACAAAGGCAAACAAGAAAGCCTGATAAGATTTTTTGGATGGACTATAAACCTGAATCACATAAGAAGGACATTACACAAAGAATGAGGAGAGGGGTAGAAAAAGCTACAAAGGAAGGTTTTAATGTTGCTGTATTTTGGGAAGATGACGATTGGTATCATCCTACATATTTAGAATGGTTATTAAAAGAATGGGAAAAAAGTAATAGGCCTGCTATTTTTGGTGTAGGTGAAACTTACTATTACAACATAGCGGTTAATGGACGTTTACATATGAAGCACGGAAATAGAACTTCTTTGTTTTGTACCATGATAAATTTACCGTTTAAAGGAAATTGGTGTTCTGATGATTATGCTTTTTTAGATATGCATTTACATAAGACAGGTTTGGTTAAGACTGTTAATTTTCCTAAGAATCAAATTAAGGCAATAGGAATAAAACATGGAATAGGATTGTGTGGTGGCGGTGGTCATAATGCTAGATTTAAATGGGATATGACTGGGAGTACTGCGTCACAATGGTTTAGTAAAAATATGGATGACCAAATAAATTTTTACAATTCTATTTCAAAAGAAATTCCTAAAAGTATAAATAGAGGGAGAGGTACCATTTCAAAAATAACACCATCTCAAAATAACACAACTTCATTAAATGAAAGAAATACCAGAAAAAATCTTAGTCATAATTCCCGTACACAATTACAAAGAAGGGGTACAAAGATTATTAAGATTCGTAGAAAATAATTACTTTACATTATTCAGAGAAGAGCATGTAAAGGTTATGTTAGTTAATAGCCACTCAACAAGTGATGTTGTTAATTTAATGTATCGTGCTGATCAAGAATTTCCTTGGGTTAAGCTTGTACATTCTAATATTAAAAAATCTTTAAAGGACGCTATTTGGACAGGGTGGAACGAAAGGGATAGATCTTTTATTCCAGATGTTGTACAAATTATTGAAACTGACGCTGTTCCTAATATGAAATGTTTAACTGCTATGTTGCGTGTATATAATGAAGAACTTCCTAATCAAATAGCATCGGTAACACCTATGTATAAATGGCAAGGTAAATTTTGCTATCCTACACACAATCATTGGCATAGAGATCCTTCATACAAAAGACATCCTAAGTTAGGTCCTATTAATAATGTTGGTGGTTGCGGAGTACCATTTTTATATAGTCTCTGGAGGCCTAATTTAATAGAATATATAAATAGACCAAGTTTCAAACACTTAATTCATTTGGATAGAGATTTTGGTAATCATTTACATCAAATGGGATACAAACATTTAAGACTAACTGAACACTCAATTGATCATTATGGTGGTGGAAGAAAAAGTAGATAGATGAAAAGAAAAAAGATAAGGACTAAGCTTACTAAATTAAGTGTTGAAAGAAAAATAGTTAAGCCTAAAGAACCAAGAAGGGAGTCAATTAGATACACACCCCGAAACCCAAAGTCAGTCCATGTACCTCGAGGCAACAATACAATTACAAGAAATCACACAATTAAAATATCTCATACTAATAAAGAATTTGATTATAGTGATACTAAGGTGGTAATTTTTTGTCACATATACTACACTGATTTAATAACTGAAATTTTTGATCACATCAATAATCTTAAATGTAAAAAGGAAGTTTGGGTATCTTTACCGGATTATTCTACTAAAGATAATTTAGAATTAAGAAAGAAATTAATTCTTAAAGAATTCCCAGATGCAAAAGTAAGAGTAGTTCCTAATAAAGGTAAAGATATAGGAGGTAAGTTAATATGCTTAAAAGAATACTTAGATAATTCAAAAGAAAATTTAAATGACTGGTTTATTTTTTGTCATGATAAAAAGAGCCCTCATTTAAAAGGTGGTGATACTTGGAGAAAAAGATTATTGGAAGGGATATTTAAGCCTTCACATATAATGAGTGCTTTATCCACTAAAGATAAATTTGAGATGTGGGGAGAAGTAAAGGAAGGTTTTAGTAATTCTGTACAACTTATGTCAGATACAAAAAATTTAGATTATGCAAAAAAACTTACAACTAAATTTAATCTAGGACACATACCACCGACGGGAGCATTCGCTGTAGGAACAATGTTTTGGGTTAAAGATAATATTTATAGAAACATCTTTAAAAATATTAACATTAAAGAAATCGTAAATTTATTAGAACCTGGTAATATTCATCAGCCTTCATATACGCATGCAGTAGAAAGATTATTAGGATTAGTAATTACATCACAAGGTAAAAAAATAGGAAACATAAGATGAAGAATTATTTAAGTTTATGTATAATGTCAAAAAATGAAAATGAGTATTTAAAAGAAAATATTCAATATCATACAAAGTTAGGCGTAGATTATTTTTACATTTATGATAATAATTCTACAAAACCTTTAGCATTGGACCTAAAAGAATTTAACAATGTTAAAGTAATACCGTGGGTATCTGTGACTCGAGGATCTCAATGCAGAGCATATAATGATTGCATAAATAAATATGGAAACAATAATCATTGGATAGGCTTTATAGATACTGATGAATTTTTAGTTTTAAAGAAAAAGAATTGTTTAAAGGACTTTTTAAAAAATTATGAAAGATATGGTGGGGTTGGTATAAATTGGAAATGCTTCGGTTCTTCAGGTCATACTAAAAAACAAAAAAGTGTCATTGAAAGTTATACATATGCAAAAGAAGTTAGTGATAATTGCCACATTAAATCAATAGTTCAACCAAAATGTGTAATTAGAAGTTTGGACCCTCATTCATTTGCATATCATAAAGATAAGTTTTGTGTAAATGAAAAAGAAATCAAATTAGCAAACGGTATTTTACCTGATGGTAAAGCTACATCTAATGGTGCATTTAATCATAATATTACATATGATTATATCCAACTAAATCATTACATAACAAGAAGCCGTGAAGATTTTGAACATAAGAAAAAAAGAGGTGGTGGAAATGCTAGAGAAAAGCGTATTTCGACATTAACCGAAGATTTTTGGAATAAATTTCAAGGTGGTAAGCAAGATTTAAGTTTACATAAATTATTACATAGAATAAAATGAAAACATTATTAGCAATAACAACATATAATCAATTAAAATATACTAAACTTTTAATTGAATCCTTAAGGTCTATTAACCTAACTGGAATAGACATAATATTTATTGACGATGTAAGCACCGACGGTACAGTTAAATATTTAAATGAAAGTAAATACTTCTTTAAGGGAAGAGAAATACCTAAAGGTTTAACTGAAAGTTGGAACATAGCTTATCGGATGTTTAAAAATAAAAATTATGATAATTTAATTATTTCAAATAATGATATACTTTTATCACAAGGAAGTTTAAACGAAATGATATCCTTGCTTAAAACTAATAGTATGGTTGTTCCTCTAAGTACTAAGAAAGGAGCTGGGCATAATTGGAAAGAACAGTCAATAGATAAGTATTATCCTAATTTAATTAATACAGCATCTAATCATAATAAATTTCTGCATATACAAAAATACATAGAACAGTCAGCTAATACATCAATTAAAATTTCCAACTTTAATGGGTTTATTTTTGGGATGAATAAAAAAATTATACAATCGGAATTTAATGCTAATAATTTATTTGATCCTAAATTAATAAATGTAGGGCAAGAAACTGATTTACAGCAAAGATTAAAAGAACCTCCTACTCTTGCATTAAAAAGTTTTGTTTTTCATTTTAAAGGAGTAAGTTTTCCTATTAAAGGTTTAAAAAATGGTAAAGATGTAAGGCAAAATTTAGACTTATATCATTAAACAATCATAAGCTACTATTGTATAAAAATAAACTAAATGATACAAGGAAAGGTTTGGGGCATAACTAAACATCTGTTTGGAAAAAACAATGTTAGTATACATAGGATAGAAATTAAACCAGGCGGTTACTGTTCTAAACATAAACATAACCATAAACACAATCTTTTTTATATTGAACATGGATCTTTAAATATAGAAGTATGGAAAAATGATTATGATCTTGTAGATGTTACACCATTAAGTACTGGTCAATCAACTTCAATTAAACCTGGGGAGAATCATAGATTTATCAATAACAGCAATGAATCATGCATTGCCTACGAAATTTATTGGACTGAATTAAACGAATCTGATATTTCTCGTGAAAATGTTGGTGGAGTTCTTAAACAATAAATAAGTTTGATTGTATAATAATAAATTAAGGAATATGAACGCAATCCCATCAAATGAATACGACATCTTAACAGAAAGGCTAAGAGAGATAGAGGTTGAATTATCAATGAATGATGCAGGTTGGGGCCCTTATCTTGAAGATATTAAAAAAGAAAAGGAAAAAATAGTTGAAAAATTAAATAATATATAATCTACTATGCAAGGACAGCAACAACCTATCCCAATGGATATCAACAAGACGACAGAAATTAAATGTGATGAGTGTGGAAATAATACATTCGTCGCAATTACATTTTTAAGAAAGGTCAGCCGATTAGTTTCTCCAGATGGAGAAGAACATTTATGGCCTTTAGAATCAATGGCCTGCGCTAAATGCGGTCATGTAAACAAAGACTTTGATCCAACAAGTAAAATAATAACAAAATAATTACAAATATGAAAAAGGAAGAAACACCAGTTATTGAGATGGAAAAACCAGAAACTCAGAAAGAAAAGAGAAGTGATGTTCAAAAGGAACATAAACTTTTAATGGAAGAAAATGAAAAGCTTCTTAAAGAAATGCAAGAAAGAGAATACATCGTTAACTTTAAAGACAAAGGTGTATATGGTAGATTTTGTAAATTCTTAGAAAAAGACTGTGAATGGACTCATACTACTTCTGCAGGTTTAATTATGCTTTACAATAATGTAAGACAAGAAAAACCAAAAACCAAAGAAGATGATTGGAATGGAGACATTGTTTTACGAAGTATTAATGTTTCTACATTATGGCAAATGCTAACTACAATGAAAGGTAAAGGTTTTTATGAAGCAAAACAATTTGTTGAATTAATGGCTGTCATAGGACAACCTATATCAGAAGCTGTTAAACAGGTACACTCCGATAATGAAGCATTAAGAGATGCTCACCAAGCATTAGCTATGTTAGATGATAAACTTGATCGTGGAGATTTAATTGAAGATGTAAAGGAAACTAAAGAAACTGAAAAGGAAGAGACTAAAACATCTAAAAAGTAAATTAAATGGGATTTCATAAAAGACATTTATGTAAAGAAAGTTTGATTTCACAATATACACAGAAGGGAGCATCAGGAGTTATTGAATTTATCAGTAAACCTGATGCTCTTTTTTATTCTGATGAATTTTCTAATCTACTTTTAAGTTTACCTTTGCAATGGGAAGGTGGAAAGCCTACGGCAGTTTCTATTCAAATGGTAAATCAAATATTCGATGATGAAATAAATACAATACAAAGAAACAAGTAATTATGGGGGAAATATATCCAGAAGATGATTTCTTTAAAGAAAAGGATAAAGGAGGTTCTAAAAAAACTACTGCTTTAGATAATTTCGGACAAGATATCACAAAGTTGGCGTCAGAGAATAAACTTGATCCAGTCATTGGTCGTGAAGATGAGATTCATCGAGTTATCCAAATCTTAGGAAGGAGAAAGAAAAACAATCCTGTTCTTGTAGGAGAACCTGGTGTTGGTAAAACAGCAATAGTTGAAGGATTAGCCTTAAGAATAATTGAAGGAAAGGTTCCTGTAAGTTTACAAGGCAAAAGAGTGTATGGATTAGAAATGTCAAGTTTAGTAGCTGGGACAAAGTATCGTGGTCAATTCGAAGAAAGAATGAAAGCGATAATGGAAGAGCTTATTCAGAATAAAGACATAATTATTTTTATAGATGAAATGCATACTATGGTTGGTGCAGGTGGTGCATCCGGGTCGTTAGATGCTTCAAATATTATTAAACCTGCATTGGCTCGTGGGGAAATCAGATGTATAGGTGCAACTACCTTTGATGAATTCAGAGAAAACATTGAAACTGACGGAGCATTAGACAGAAGATTCCAACAAGTAACAGTAGATCCTCCATCATTAGAAGATACTATCACTATACTTTCTAACATTAGAGAAAGATACCAAGATCACCACTGCGTAAAATATACCGATGAAAATATTGATCTTATTGTTAAATTGGCGGATAGGTATGTAACCGATAGATACTTTCCTGATAAAGCAATTGATATAATGGATGAAGTTGGTTCTTTTAAACATTTAACCCAAATGAAGGTACCTCAGAAAATCAAAAAGATGGAAGAGGGTAAATCAAAAAAGGTTGACGAAAAAGTAGAATCTGTAAATAGACAAGATTATGAATCAGCTGCTAAACATCGTGATGAAATACTACAGATAGAAAGTAAAATTAAAACTGCTTATGCTATATGGAAAGAAGATTTAAAAAATAACTTTTTAGATATAACAGAAGCAGATATATTAAATGTTGTTTCAAAAAGCACTGGAGTACCTGTTACAAAAATAGGAGAAAAGGAACATAAAGAATTGTTAAAAATGCCTGCTGCTTTAAATTCAATTGTCATAGGCCAAAAAGAAGCAGTTGATAAAATATCAACACATATACAAAGAAACCGCGTAGGAATTAGAAAGAAGGATAGAACGGTTGGAAACTTTATGTTCTTAGGACCTACAGGAGTTGGTAAAACTCAATTGGCTAAAGAATTGGCAAATTATATGTTTGGTTCACCGGATGATATGGTTAGAATTGATATGACTGAATATAGTGAAAAACATTCTATATCAAGATTAATAGGTTCTCCTCCAGGTTATGTAGGATATGAAGAAGGTGGACAACTAACAGAGCAGGTGAGAAGAAAACCGCATTCATTGGTATTATTCGATGAAGTTGAAAAAGCTCATCCAGAGATCTTTAATGTAATGCTCCAAATGTTGGATGATGGTTTCTTAACAGATTCATTAGGAAGAACAATAGATTTTAGAAACTGTCTTATTATTTTAACTTCAAATGCTGGTGCAAGAAAGGTACAAGATTTTGGTCCAGGTATAGGCTTTGGTTCTAATGCAAGAAAGACTCAAGAAGAAAACGAAATTTTAAAGAAAGCTCTTAAAAATCAATTCCCTCCTGAATTCTTAAATAGGTTAGATGAAATACTTATCTTTAATAGATTAAATGAAGAGGATATGACAAAGATCCTTAAAATAGAATTAAAAAATCTAGCAGAAAATTTAGAAGAAGTTGGAGAATATAATTTAAAGGTAAATCGCTCAGCATATAAAATAATCATTAAAGAAGGCTATGATGATTCATGTGGAGCAAGACAGCTAAATAGAACCATTGAAAAATTAATAGAAGATCCTATCGCAACCGCTATTCTTAAAGGCGAAATTAATGAAGGTGATACCATTGACATTAAAGGAACCAAAGAAGGAAAATTATTAATAACTGGAAATGATCAAGAGAAAAAAGTATAAAGTATATCCACCTTTATTAAGCAATAATGGAAATAATACCGAAAATGTTTGGTTGAGTGGTCCTCTTGAACTCAATGATAACGATGATGTATTAATTGTAGACCCACAGGAAGGTGAACAATTAGTTTACAATGAAGTTACTAAGCAATGGGAAAATAAATTAATTCCACAAATTAAAACTTGGTTAACAGAATCTCATCAAATAGGTGGTGGTGCGGTCACTAGTAAAAATACATACTATGGAGGACCAATTGAAGGTTTTAGTGCTTATGCAAATTGGAACACGCCTCAATGGACTCTTAACCTACTTAACTTTTCTTCTTTTGATTGGGCAACAGAAAGAGGTTCATTAAGACCTATACCTTATAGTAATGTAACCAAAATTTATTTTAATGGCCATATAGGGGTTCCTCCAAATAATCATTACACTAATATTTACATTTACCACTACCCATGTTTAGACAATGTTAACACTTCTCCTGCTTTAACACCACTTATTCCAACATGTCTAGGTGTATATTCAACTCTAGTAAATAGTGCAGGTGTGGGTTCTTCGACAGGAATAGGGTGTATGAATTTTGAAATTGATTTAATTGACATATTAGGATATAGTTTAGGCACAGAGGATATGATTATGGTAGTTGTTCAAGTTATTAATAGTGCTAATCCAAATAGAAAAAGAAGTGTATCACTATCAACACCTATGATGGTAAACTTTAACTTATCTTTAGAAACTACAGACCCATCCTTAGAATTCAATACAGCAGGAGCCTGCTAAAAATTCAATTATTCTTCCTCATATAAATAATATATGAACAGAGTATTTAGATTCATAAAAGCATATATTAAGTATTTACTATGGGGGAAAGAAGTTTCCTTTGAAGATTATGTAAATAGATTAATTGAATGTCATAATTGCGAAGATAGGGAAATTGACATATGTTCTAATTGTGGATGTATACTTCATAAAAAGGCAAGATGGGATACTGAAAGATGTCCTAAAAATAAATGGTAATTATGGGATGTGGTTGTAATAAAAACAAAGGAAATAGAAATAGAATAGCAGAATCTAATCAGAGAAAAACTGCACAAGATAATTCATCAAGCCCAAAGACTACTAGGCAATCTATTCGAGATCTATGGAATAAGACAGCAGATACAGAAAAAAAGACTACTGTCAAAAGAATAAATAAATTACCTAAAAGAAAATAATATAATTTTTATGCCAGGTAGCCATGAACTATCCTATTTAAAAGAATTAACGGAGAGTTTAATTAAAAGAGATTCGGAACTTTGGGAAAGGGATCGTTTAATTAAATTAGTATTTGAAAATTGTCCAGCTGATTTGGTCATCTGGGCTGTGGATACAGATATGACATTTACTTTATCTGCTGGACCTGGTTTAAAAAGATTAGGTAAAACTGATAATGAAGTTGTAGGACAGAGTCTTTTTGAATATTTTGAAACTGAAGATGCCAATCTTTTACCTATCCAAAAACATCAAGAATGTCTAAAAGGAATTACCGTTGAGTATGATTTTGAATGGGAAGGTAGAGTATGGCATTCACACTGTGCTCCTTTAATTGACCTTAAAGGAAATATAACCGGAGTTACAGGTTGTGCCTTTGACATTACGACTTATATAGAACAGGCAAAGAAGATTAAAGAGTTAGAGAAAATCATCGCATGCAATGAAAGATGCAACGATACTAAGATGAGTGAAATAAAAAAGATGTTGTAATGTCGGATAGCAAACAGAATGGATGGAATGAATATTCTAAACTTGTAATAAACGAATTAGAAAGACTTAACGATGGAATCTCAAATTTAAATACAGAGATCCAAAGTCTTAAAAAAGAAATTGTCGAATTAAAAGGTAAAGAAGAAAATTACAGAGAACTTCGACTTTGGAAACAAGCCGTTGATGAAGTTGCATCACCTACTCAACTTAAAGAAACTATTAAAGACGTTTCTGATTTAAAGACATTCAAGACACAAGCCGTAACAGTATTCTTAATTGTTCAGGCAGCGGTAGGGATCTCTATTGCACTACTTAAGTTTTTCGCAGATTAATTTCATATCCTAAAATGTATCACTACAATCTATACAAGTACAGTGATCATCTTTCAGAAGTATTTCATTCTTGTTATTATTTAATTGAATAATAAATATATTGTAAGATGAACACGAATGATTGGGAATTTGATAATGACGAAGATTCAGAATTTGATGACGATGAGATCGCAAAAATATATGCACAGAAAGATATGGAATCACAAAAAAAGGAATGGGCTAGAGAACAGGCTTTAAAATTCTATGATGATTTTGAAACATTAGATATTAATGAAGCTGTGTTACAAATCAATTGTTTAATAGCGGATAAAACTTTAACAAAGAAAGCCGTAAATAATATGATCGACAATATGATTAAGATTTTCGTAGAAATGGAAGAATACGAAAAGTGCCACATATGTAACCAAATAAAACAAAAATTTAATGATAGAATTTAATTCAGATAACATGGACCAATTAGAAGAAGAATGTAAGCTAAGAGCTCATGAAGTTTCGTTGGCCACAGTAAAGGCTGTAATTGCCGGATTAGAAGCAGATGTTGACGTAGTTAATGTTGGCTTTTTAAAAAAATTAAACATGGAGATAACTTGCCAAAAGGGAGGATATCTTGAAGCATTAGAACTAAATGTAGGAAGATGTGAAGAGATGGAAGAATACGAACTCTGTGGGCAAGCAAGAAAGTGGATTGGTATTTTAGAAAAAGAAGCAAAAGAAAATAATAACGATTAAACCTAGATAAGATGATACGAACAGCAGAAACTCTTTTAAATAATATGCAAACAAAATTAGAAGAGATAGAAGAAATGGCAAATGAATTAGGCATTAGCGATTATTTTAGAAATAAAAAATTTATAGAAGTGAATGCGGCAAATATGTTAGGTCATGATTGGGCGTCTAAACCTTATGGTGCTGATGCATATGAAATGATTAATAATGTAGAATACCCTACTGAATATAAAGCAGCCAAAGAAGGTGGATCATTTCAGTTTCATTGGCTCTCTGAAAATAAAATGAATAAGATTAAAGAAACTCAAAACTGTTACTTCTTAGTAACCGAAGGAGTAAAGATCTTATCAATTTATACAATCCCGACAGAAAATATTTTAGATGAAATTAACGAAAAAGCTACCGGTTCAAAATCAATAGGTGGTCATAAATCATTTTCTCTTAAAAAACTCATTAGTTTAGGAGCAAAGCAAGTTCATTAAACAATTTTGAGATTCCTATATATAATTAAATAAAGGGTGATTAAAAGAAGCAGAAGATAAGTCGATAAAACGAAATTTCCCCTTAGTGTGTTAAGTGAGCATTATGCTTCTTTTAGGATATCCCTCCTAAAAAAGCAAAGCTATGAAAACAATTACCAATCTTATTATATTGTGTATTACTAATCTTATTATACTATGTAATGCATATTCTCAAAGTACAACATTATATACCAATGATTTTGAATCATCACCAATAGGTTATATAACTTCAACAACAACATCTGACCCTCTTTGGAAATACGAATGGAACTCCCATAGCAGCTGTGCATCAACAGATATTTGGAGAGTAGGTTCTTCAGGAGGATATGGTACAAACTCTAGCATAACTGGAAATTATGCAAGTGTTGATTATGGAAGTTCATCATGTGTACAGGATATTAGTTTTGCCACTCAAGAATTTACAGCAACCCAAAGTTCAATAAATATATCTTTTGATTGGGCCTTTACGGACTACACAGGAAGTACATTAATTATTAAACTATATAATGAAGCAGGAGCAGCAATAGAAGAATTGGTAAATACTGGAGCATCAGGATCTGGGACATATAGTGGAGAGGTAACTGTAACACCTAATGAAAAATACTCTATTGACTTTAGATATACTGCGACATGGGACTATGGTGCTAAGATAGACAATATTCTTGTAACTGAAATGCCTGCAGGATATGAACAGGCTACAATAGGAACAGGAACTTCAAACACTTCTCTTATACCATCTTATGGTTATTATGATTATAGTTGGTCTGGTATGATATATACTCAGAGTGAAATAAATAAAACAGGTACTCTTAAAACTCTTTCATTTTATGTAGATGCTGCTTCACCTGCAAGTTCTACTCTAACAAATCAAAAAATATATGTAGGACATACAACATCTTCTGCATTTCCAAGCAGCCCAGATGAAACTTTAACATCTGAAATTTCTGTATCGGAATATACTTTAGTCTATGATGGTTCGGTTACATTTACTCCAGGTTGGACAACAATAACTCTTCAACAACCTTTTGACTATAATAATGTAAATAATCTTTTTGTAAAAATGGAAAATAGAGATGGGAGTTATATTAACCCATATCCAATATTTGATTATACTACATCCACAAATAGAGGAGCATACAAATACGCAGATGGTGCCTATCCTACAGGGAGTGGAACTCAGTCAAGTATAAGACCTAACATTAGATTCCTATTTCAATCAGGCGGAGGAGCATTACCTATAACTCTATTATCATTTACTGGAGAAGTGGTGGATGATATTTCACCTTATGCTGTTCTTGAATGGGAAGTCGCATCGCAAGTAAATAATGATTACTTTACAATGTATCACTCAACGGATGGATATGAATGGGCAGAAATAGAAAGAATTGATGGAGCAGGAAATAATAATCAACTTATGACATATAGATTAATTGATCATAACATTCTACAAGGATGGAATTATTACAAGTTAAGACAGACTGATTATGACGGTATGTTTGAAGAATTTAATGCTATCTCACTAAAGCCTAAAGAATCTAAAATAAATATAGTAAGAATAGTAAACCAAATGGGACAAGACATTAATGAAAACACTCGCGGTTTACACATTAATATTTGGAACAACGGAGAAGTAACTAAATCAATAAAAAACTAAATATGAAAAAAGAAAACGCACCAAGTTATTTCCAATGGGTTTTTGGAGATCACTATTTTAAAAATGGTAGAGGAATATTAAAAGTTATAGGTACCTTATTTGGTATCTTTATGGCATTTTATGTACCAGGTCCAGTAATTAAAGAATACGTAGAAGGCTGGATACCTATTTGGCCAGTCATCGGAACATTTATAGCAGTGTATGGTTTTTTAGCAGGAATAATTTTACAGCCTTATTCAATATACCGTAGGCTTAAACAGATGAACTGGTGGGACAAATAAAAATATTGATACTTATGTGTTTTCTCTTTGGTTGTAAAAAGGTAGACGAAAATGGTTATAGGAAGTATACAATTAAAAAGGGAACTCACCGATCTACATTTTCATATAAAAAATTCAAAGGCAACAGTTTAGTCTTTAATGCTATTTTTGATAGCACGGCCATCTATACATCTCAAAAGGAAGAAAATCAATATGACATTAATAAACTCTTTGGTGTAAGTACATGCGGAGACCGCCACATGGAAAACTCAATTAGGTTTGGTTGGAGATGGATAAATGGAAATTTAGAAATACATTGGTTTAAACATGAAGATGGTGAATTTGATTTTGCGAAGATAATGAATGTTGAATTAAATAAATCATATACATATGAAATCTATCTACATGATAATTACTACTTTCTTTCAATAGATAACGAAACAATTCAATTAGATAAAGATTGTAGAGGCACGGGAAATAATTATTTTCTCTATCCTTATTTTGGCGGTGATGAAGAAGCTCCGCACGATATAGATATATTAATCAAGGTGAATAAATAGAATATGGAAACAAAACAATCGGCAGGTTTAGCAATAGTTTATCAAGGTAAAGTTTTATTAGGTCATACTACTGGGAGAAAGTGGTATGGGTCTTATGGAATTCCTAAAGGTGGAATTGATAAAGGTGAATCAAGGTTAGATACTGCTCGTAGAGAAACTAAAGAAGAGATAGGGCTAGACATTCCATTTTCAATGATTGATAAAACTGAACATACATTTGTTGTAAGCGCACGAAAGCATGGGTATAGTAAGATTGTTTATTATTACATTGTAAAAATAGATGATTTATCACAACTAGGTTTAAAAGAACTTAAAGTTCCTAAAGGACAATTGCAAGTTGAAGAAATAGACTGGGCTGGCTTTATGGACTATAAAGAAGCTATGAAAAGAGTTATGAAATCTCAGATATCAGTAATAAGTAACTTAGCAAATAAAGGACTTTTAAAATAAATTAATCAAATGTATATAGAAATATTAAATGTAGATGGCAACCAATACTTAGCACCATCTAATAACATTATATCTTTAGAATATTCACTCACAACAAAAAGTATACAGGTTGGAGAAGAAACTCTTTCTCTTTTACTTACAACTATGAAATTGTTATATGCAAATGATACAGCTATTGAATTAGAATGGCAAAATTTAAATGTAAATAATCCCCAAACACCAACAGGTCAAAGTTTAACAACTGAAGCAGCGTTAAGATATGCAATAAACAAAACTATTTCAGAATCTATACAAACTAATTCGGTAGCAACTTTACAATGGTGGGACTTAATTTTAACAGGAAATACTACATTAGATGTTAATGCATATAAAGTAATTCCATCAGGTGGAACTGTAGACGGAGGATTTATTT